AACTCATTAATCGCACTAATACCAAGAGAATGGCTCATATCGACTCCGTCTGCATTGGCCATAAACCTACTACCTGTTAACTTATTTAAATGTGGTGCTTCCACTGTTGTTGGTTTCGACCATCCAAAATGTTTTGCAACATCGCGGATAGTGTTAGAAACCCACAACGCTGGACGCGCGTAATTACTAACTAAGGGAACATCTTGAAGGGGGGCCAACACTGAAGATACACTAGCCGCAGCAGAGCTTATAACTCCTGAACCAGCTGAGTCCTGAATTGCTTCAGTACCAACTTGAGCAGTTGCTGCGATAGGCATAGCAGTGGGATATTTAATTTTAATATTCTTAAAGTTAATCCATAAAGTAATATCTACAATACCACCTGAGACTGTGTCTACAAGTGGAGAATATACTACTACCTTAAATCTACCTATATGACCAACACCATTAGTTAAATCGCTAAATAAGTATGGTGAATAGTAAGGTATGCACATGGTCGCCTCAGTACAAGTAGATAAATCTAAATCTACACGAGGGGAGCCAGTGAGTGGCACCAAACTAGCATCATCTATATTGTCGCGATCATCATAATATTTTTGTCGATCAGCTCCTAAATATTTATATCCAGGAATGTAAACTAATAATAAACGCCCAGCTTGAAAGGGTTGAGCGTTGACTTGTAATTTTAATTCTACATCAGCTCTGAAACCGTAAAAACGTTCGCACTTCGCTTTATACATTGAGTTATTCATAATCGGATCCAATGGAAGGTCGACCGCTATAAGCGTCTTCCCAGCATTGTCCGTTGCTTGCCATTCAACATTGGAAATGTTGATAGGACGTTGTAAAAAGTCAATGATAGAGTGATTGCGACCGTCGTCCACGGAAGTCAGATATGACATATCTAAATCTAAGGGGTCTGTATAAATACTAGTGGAGGGGGTCATACCTTCGGAAGAGAAAGTAAGGATTTGTTGTTGTTCATGTGTCATGTTTGTTTCTTGAAAATTTGCAGGTGAGTTTCTGACCTATCTGACCACCTAATCAAAATAGGACATTCGGACTAATCTAGATTTCGTGGGGCTGCCAACGGCCATCTTGATAAGTAAAGTTAAATAACTAAGCCTTAAATTACTAAATGCATTAAATTAATTTTTATAGTCCTAACATTATAATCTAAAGATCAAATTAGTAATTAACCTCAAAATCTCCGCCAAGCTCCTCATTTCTGAGTTTCAATAACGTGGTTGATCTTGAGTCCGGGTTAAATTCAATTCCAGTACCACGGGTCAAATCGAGACCAAGATTTATCATCTTAGATCTCCATTTAGAATCCGTGGATTTATCATGCATAGCCAGTTCGGTTAATCCGCCGCTGATTGTGTCAACACAGATACGTAGAGGCAGTTGATTACCGACACGTACCCAGTTAGGTGCATCCAAAATAACATCAATGTCAATTGGAGCGACCCATAATCCTACGAAAGATTCAAACCTAAATTTCCTTTTTAAGAATGAAACTTCTTCAAGAGTTCGTGCTTTAACACATTCTCCTGTTTTAGCTTCATCAGTCATAGTCATTTCCAGGTTGCGTTTCAAAATCGGGGTGAGAGTCTCTTGATTGTAAACATCAATAACCTCTGGTCGTATATTCATTATGAAGTCATCACCATAAAAAATAGACGAAGTATGCTCAAAAAACGAGTTCATTGTAGCATACGACGTACCATTCATTATGTCTAGCCAAGAATCAGCAAGACAACAATGGTTTACGATACTGTTCAATATAGCGGTCGCAGGGCATCCAGATGGAATACCATTACGAACGTAATATATTAGAGCAGCACCGGAAACATTTTTGTGGTTAGATATGTGCAGATGGTTAATGCACTCGACTCCAATTTTCATCAAAAATTGTTCAAATTCATCGTAAGTCAGTTCGTGTCCATTTATAATGTTGCGTTCTTCGTGAACTATGGTGTCCCAGTTTCTCATAAACCAGTCAACCATAATTTTCACAGCAACTTCAACATATTGTACCGGGAGTGTGCCGTCAAAGTTAGAGTAATCTCCAGCAATGACATGTTTTCCATTTTTCTTCAAACGTTTCGCGAGTAAATCCCATTCTGGTGACATTGGATTAATGCCTACAGCAATAGAATTTTGCACGCGATTACGCATAGAGTGAGCAATAAAAGGTAAAAAGTATTGTCGAAAGAGGATTGTGTAGTGCAGTGGGCAAGCGGTGAATAATCGAGTTTTACCTACGTTGGCTTTCGCGATCGGGATCTTAGCATCTTTCAATGTATCAATCCAAATAATGCGAGGCCTAACGTTATCGATCATACACTGGGCAAGCTCATCTACATCAGCCATCAATTCTCTACATGCTTCGTTGTTCAAATCATAGTCCATTCCATCGCCAAACCATTTCGTCTTTCCACTCTTTCCAGCCTTCTCATACGTATACGGATAGCCGGGAGCAGTTTGACGGTTAATAGCATTGACGAATGGGTCTCCGTTTATTCCAATAATAGCTTGTTCGCGTGTAAGTGGAAGCTTGTAGTGAGCGGGTGAGTTGATGTATTCTCGTTGATAAAATACACTCATCGCTTCGTAAACAGCTTCGACTCTGTCTTGTGGGACGTACGGGCGAACGACACCATATTTATTCCGTTGTAAAGTCATAGGGTCAATAGTAATTCCGTCATCATTTGTAAATTCACGTAAATAACCAGGTTTATTTGGGCTTTCGATCAATTTTCCATAGGCAGGGGATTTTTGGAGAGCAGTTTTAACGCTTCCCATAATCCGTCTACCTGGTTCAGTTCCATAAATCAAAAATGTTCCGTTATCTTTTAAAATATCGGGGTTAACAGTCAGGGGTACAATTTCGTGTCCATATTGGCTGATTGGCTGAAAATGTCTCATCAATCGGTCAATTATTTGTCGTGTCAGCGCTACAGATATTCCTTTGTTCATATGCGTAATTCCAGCAATATGCATACCCATAATCTTCGATGTTATGGCGGCGTTGGATGCGATTAAAATCGATCCGCAGTCACCAAAGAAGGTTACGGCATGATATGTGTAAGAACCACGATTATGTACTACAACATTAGCTTCAGGCACCGTGCTTTCAACAAGGTGGTCCTCAGGAGTTGCTGTAGATAACCAAAAGATTTCTCTGTAATAATTAGTTCCAGTTTTCTTGTCACGTTCAGATGCACCTTGATACCTTGCTAGAATAGCAGGGGAATCAGATACACGGGCCAAATCAGTTTCGTCAATAATGTGTTTATAAGCTTGTGCAAAACCACCTACATTTGTTGGGAGTTGTACTATAGCAATATCTCTGTGAGCGTCACGAATGTGATTCTCTTCTGTTAAAATAACAGAACATGGTATTAATGGAGATATACTATTATTACAATTTTCCAATACAAAGAAGCAGTTTTCTTGTCCATAAGTTTCTACATAATGTTCCATTACTGAAAGGAAGTGTTTCGGTATCATACCTAATCGACCGCCTAACATAAATATTTGTCCAA